ATGGGCGCGAAATCCTATCTGATCATCGTCCACGACGACGGCAAGCCAGTAGAAGTCCTCACCCAGGACGGAAAGCTCGGCATCCTCTTCCCCCGCGCATCAGATGACGGCGAGGATATGTTCTACGGAGAGCCGTCTGTCAACAAGGCTGTCTTTCGCGTGATGCCGGATGGGAAAGAGAAGTTCCTCATCGGCGGGATGACAGCCGATGAGGTCCGCAAGGAGATCCTGTCAAAGGACAGCCACAACTACGTGCCCGGCTGTGAAGATTGGGATCTGGTCGAGAGAAACACTGTCACATTCTGGTGATACAACTATCGCAGGAGATCACATGAGCAACGACATTTTCGCCCCCACCGCTTACACTGTCGAGGACCCTGGGAACGGCAAGCAGCGCCGTTATGACGCCGAGAACAGCCTATACTCTTACCGGCGTGCACAGGAGATGTGGACGACCGTCTCGAATTCGTATCCCCACCTCGCGCGCAGCATTGTGCCCGACCACTTCGTCCAGGAGTATTGCCGGCGATGCGATGCCGCTTCCTGGAGCGGGAGCTATGGTCCTGGGGAGAGCGCTCCGGCAGAAATCTTGCTGAAGCTCCTCGAGCAATCTGGCGCGGCTGGTGGACTGAACTTCCTCGATCGAAAGATCTGAACACCGCCGGCTCTAGTATTACACTTACTCCAGTGGAGTTATCATGAGCATCCGAAAGTGGCCTGACATCGAGGGCTTGCATGTCATCGTCCGGGACCTCCGGCGCTTCGAGGAGTCTTCGGGTGAGAAGCCTCCCACGGTTTCTTACCGGGCAAAGGTCAAGCTCGACGGCACGAACGCGGCAGTCCGTTTCGTCAACGGTCAGGTCGATGGCTTCCAGAGCCGCACTCATGACGTCACACCCGAGAGTGACAATGCTGGCTTTGCTCGCTGGGCATCGACTGTCGATTGGCCGAAGCCCTACTCCAACGAGGAAGTTCCCGTCACTGTGATCCACGGAGAGTGGGCTGGTCCCGGAATCCAGAAGGGCACCGCTTGCCAGATGATCCCGGGGAAGAAGTTCTTCGTGTTCGCGATCGAGCACTGTTCCCTATCAAAGTCAGAGAGCGGTGACTGGGAGACTCGCCTGCTGACCACAGAGCCGAGCGAGATCTCTGGAATGCTCTCTGGCTGGTCGCACCCGGACGTGCACATCCTGCCATGGCACACCCAGCCACAGAGCGTCGACCTCTCTGACCACAATGCCGTGTCTCGATTCGCGGAAGATATGAACGGGCTTGTCGACTCGGTCGAGAGTTGCGACCCGTACCTCAAGGAGCTGTTCTCCGTGGAGGGAATCGGTGAGGGTGTGGTGCTGTATCCGATCAGCGAAGATACCTTGAATGTCTCCCGCGTGTGGTGGAAGCGTCTTGCCTTCAAGGCGAAGGGCGAGAAGCATCGGGTGAAGAAGGCACCCCGTGCGGTAGAGGTCGACCCCGAGGAGCTCAAGAGCGTGGAGGCATTTGTCACCGCGTTCGTGACCCAACAGCGCTGTGAGCAGGGGCTCGGCGCCGTGCTGCGGGGTGAGAGCCCTGACATGCGGCGGACAGGCGAGTTCATCGGGTGGATCTCCAAGGACGTGGAGAAGGAGTCGCGCACTGAGCTCGAGGCATCGGGTCTCACCTGGAAGCGGGTGGCAGGAGATGTCAGCAAGGCAGCCCGTGAGTGGTACATGGAGCGCTGCAAATCTTTGTAGAGTCTCCTTCCCACTGTGGCGAGGGTTGATTATAGAGTCCCTGTGGAGATCACGATGAACACGGTACAGATCCTCGAGAAGCTGGAGTCTGACAACTCGCGCCTGTTCAAGGAGGCCCTCCTTGAGTCGAACCGCGACAACCAGGTGCTCCACCGATTCCTCGTCATGGCGTTCGACCCCTGGAAGAACTGGGGCGTCACCAAGTACGACAAGCCCGCCGCCCAGCAACCGGTCGCATGCGGGGATGACATCATCGTCGAGTACATGGACCTGCTCGAGCGGCTCAACCGCCGTGAGATCAAGGGGAACGCCGCGCGCGAGGCGGTGACTTCTGCGATGTCGAAGGGGGATGCGCTCGCCCAGAAGTGGATGGAGCGCCTCCTGTGGCGGAACCTGCGCTGTGGTGTCTCGGTCTCCACGATCAACAAGGTGTGGCCAGACTCCGTGGTCCCGTTCGCGGTAGCCCTCGCCGGCACCCTGCCCACCAAGGGCGTCAATGGCAACTTCGTCTTCTCTGAGCCGGTGAGCTACCCGGTCCGAGTGGAGGCGAAGCTCGACGGGCTCCGGGTCGTTGCCGTGAAGTCCAAGGGCGATGTCACCCTCTACACCCGAAACGGCACGGTCCTCGAGACACTACCGCGAATCAAGGCGGCGATCGAGGCGCTCCCGGTCGATGACTTCGTCCTCGATGGCGAGGCAATGGGTGAGGACTGGAACGAGTCCGCCTCGGTGGTGATGTCGGCGAAGTCGAAGAAGGACGACTCGGCGATGCGCTATCACGTGTTCGACTGCGTTCCCCTCGCAGACTGGCAGGCCCAAGAGACCAAGCTCACCTACCACGATCGGCTGAGCAACATGATCTCGATCGTCGGCGCAGATCCTACGCTCTCCAACGGACCGATCAGGTATGTGAAGTCGAAGTGCTGTCTCGACGAGGAAGAGCTCCGCTCCTTCTATGCCCAGTGCCTCGACGCGGGGTACGAGGGCGTGATGCTCAAGGACATGGCGGCACCCTACCGGTGGAAGCGGTCCGACGCAATCCTGAAGCTGAAGCCCGTCGCCACTGAGGAGGGTGTCGTGGTCGACTGGTACGAGGCGAACGCCAACACCAAGCGGGCAGGACAGTTCGGCGGCTTCGTGGTCCTCACCCCGAACGGCGTCACGACACGGGTCGGTGGAGGTTACAGCGACGCGCTGAAGACCGAGATCAACTCGAGTCCGGATTCCTACATCGGACGAGTCGTGGAGTGCGAGCACCAGCCTCCCTTCACGCCGGACGGAAAGATGCGCTTTCCCGTGTTCACCCGCTTCAGGGACGCCTCCGATATCGACCCCAAGATTCTCGCAGCGTACGAGTCCTGGAAGGCGACCGCTTGAATCTCTGGTGGGTGTACGTCCTGCAGAGCCAGCAGGTCAGGGAGGGGAAGTCTGGTCGTCCCCTTCCTGGCTTCCACTATGTCGGGTGCACGACCGATGTCAGGCGCAGGCTGAGACAGCACAATGGTGAGCTCACGGGCGGAGCAAAGTACACCTCGAAGTACAGGCCATGGAAGCTCATGAAGGTCTATGGTCCGTACGCGAACAGGTCTGAGGCGCTCAAGGCTGAGAGAGCCCTCAAGCACGGGAAGCGCGGAGAGTCGAGGACACGGTGGTCTGCGGCAGACTCGCCCTGGTACAGGGAATGCGACGAGTCGAGGCAGTTTGTCAGTGGCTAAGTGGCTCTTCGAGACAGCCTCAAAGGCAGCCCTCATCATATTCTTCTACATGTTGTTCACTGGCCTTCGTGGCTGCGCAGAATATACTTACAGAGGAATACAAATCAGGAGATCTGCAGATGATGGTCCTATCAGAGGGAATGAGATATCACGTGACCAAGGGGGTCGGTATCGACGATAACGTCTACCGTCCTGGCACCAGGGAGTTCTTCGACCTCGTCAATGAGGCGCGTGAGCTCTGGATGCAGGGAATCTACGAAGCCACCATCTCTGAGGAGGAGATATTCGAGAGCGACCTCGGCGAGTGGGCTCTCCACGAGGGACTCCTCGTCCCGCTCGATTTCCCAATGTGGGACGAGGACCTCAATGAGGCGAAGTACAAGGGACGCGAGGTGAAGCTCGGCGCTGCCGGTGCCTCACACTCAGGTGGCAAGGCGCATGTCTATGTCCGCGATCCAAAGAGCGGCAACGTGAAGAAGGTCTCGTTTGGATCTGGAATGGCTGACGCGATGGGAGACTCTCCAGCGCACAGGAAGCGCCGAAAGAACTTTGGAGACAGGCACAATTGCTCGGGCAAGAAGGACAAGACCAAGGCAGGGTACTGGGCATGTCGGGCGACGAAGATGTTCGGGCGCAAGATTCCGGGCTGGTGGTAGAGGGTAAGCCCTACTCGCAGCAGGTTCTTGGCAGTACAATCCTGCGGGAATTCTCGGGTGATGTCGATCCCGATGATCTCGAGTGGCATCAGGACGAGAGAGACCGACAGGTCCGCGTGATCGAGGGGAATGGGTGGCTCCTGCAGTTCGACGCAGCGTTACCCTCTGAGTTGGTAGATGGTAGGACATATTACGTGCCTGCAAAAACATGGCACAGAGTGATACGCGGCGGGGGACGTCTCGTGGTTGAGATTGTCGAATCATAGCTGAACAACTTCATGACTTCGAGTACTATCAGTCGGGAGGTTAGATGCCGCGCAGTTTCTCATGGGGCGCAAGGCAGGTATCTGAGGGCGGCAATTACATCAGGCTGACCTCTGGCACACTGTTGGTGAGCAAGCGCAACAAGCAAAATCCACGCTGGTCAAAGACCTTCATATTCCAGCGTGGTGGGCGGCCAAGGTTCCAGGTCATCCCATGGGAGTCTATCGCTGTATACATCTCAAGGCGTGGACCCACCCTGAAACTCCTGTACGCTGGTGAGATCTGGCATTCTAACGCTAGGGACTGGGCTGTGCCCCGACAAAATAGTTCGAAGAAAGCACAAAAATAGGTGTCCAACCCTCCACCACCGGATTACTAGATCATGTCGGCTGGGGAATGGACCCCAGGCCGGAATCTCCTCGGAGAGGCAACATGCGACTCAAGTTCTCGGACTCCTTCACCTTCGGCACCAAGATCTCGGACGTCAAGGTCCCGGACGAACTCCTCCGGCGCGTCCGGACCGGCGTGGAGTGGATCGACGAGGGTCTCGGCGGCGAGGGTTTCACCCCGTCCATGGTCACCATGTTCACCGGTGAGCCCGGCGCTGGCAAGACCACTGCGCTCCTGACGATCGCCTCCGGCCTCGCCGAGAACGGCGCCTTGGTGGTGTTCAACACGGCGGAGGAGAGCCTCTTCCAGGTGAAGCGCACGGTCAATCGCCTCGGCCTCGACGCAAACTTCCTGGTCGGCGGTGAGACCAACGTGGACGACATCATCAAGGGAATCGACGAACTCCGCAATCGCAAGGAGCACCAGGGCAAGCAGGTGTTCCTCCTCGTCGATAGCCTCCAATGCCTCGATGATGGCCACTTCTCCACGGGTCGAATCACCACGGCGACCGCCGAGCGATCCCTGGAGAAGCTCACCACCTGGGCGAAGGAGAACTTCACCAGCGTGATCGCGATCGGTCAGGTCACTAAGGGCGGCCAGTTCGCGGGCAGCAACAAGATGAAGCATATGGTGGACTGCCATCTTGCGCTCACTTGGGAGAAGAAGGACAAGGACCTGCTCGGACACCGGAAGTTCGAGGTGGAGAAGAACCGTTTCGGTGGAACAGGTCGTACCTCTTGGCTCTCGATGGGTTCGAATGGATTCGAGGTCACCGCAATTGAACAGAACTGATTAGAATGTATAGTTAGTGATGATGGCTACTAGCACCTCAGGAATCTACAAAATCCACTGTTCTGCCGATGATAGGACCTACATTGGCAGATCAGTTCATATAGAGAGAAGATGGATTGAGCATAGAAGAAATCTTAGAGCAGGAGTCCACAGAAATTCTTTTATGCAAGCTGCTTGGAATTTGCATGGAGAAAGCTCCTTCTCGTTCGAAGTACTCGAGATTGTTGATGCCAGCCAACTTCAACAACGAGAGCAATTTCTGCTGAATGCATTGTTTGCAGATGGTCGACCCTTCAATCTTCGAAGAGATGCATGTGGCGGAGCAGATCACACTCCCGATCAATTGGAAAAGATGAGTTCTAGGAGGAAAGAGCTCAATGCCGAGATGTGGGAGAAGAGAAGAGAGTCGGGCTGGAAAATGTCCGAAGAAGCTAAAGCGCAGCTTAGTTCTAAAGCGGCGGGTAAAAAGCAGTCTGATTCTTCGCGAGAAAAGCGATCTGAAAGTATGAAGAAAAATTTAGAATCTCGCGGTGGCCAATGGAATAAGGGAAAAAGATTGTCAGATTCTGACAAAAAGAAGAAGAGCGAGTCTTTGAAGGCTTACTGGCGTGCAAAGAAATTAGAAAAAAGCGGTGACAATCATTCTTAGAGTAGATTAAAACTAAACTAGGAGAAGTCATGAAGACCCTTCTGAAGAAGCCCGAGCCGAAAACTACCACAAAGACAGTCTATCAGCACGGGAATCGTCCTGTGAAGCAGCGGTTGACTCCGCCCGAGGAGATTGACCATGGTCCTCGCACTCCCGAGGGCGATAGGCCCAGTCCGCTGATCAGCCCGAGGAATCGACGTTTCGTCGCAATCCAGGTTGGTGACCTCGTCACCGTGAAGGGCGACCGTGATCAGAAGTACTTGGTGACCTCAATGCCTCCACGCTCTGAAAAGCGCGGGGCTGAGGTCGAGCTCCTCGAACCAGGTGGAAAGCTCGTGAAGAAGCCGCTTGGTTGGTGCCGCCCGTACAAGCCGGACCTCGACCGCCACAATGGCGCCGACCCCATTGAGCAATAGGTCTATACAGCTCAGGAAAAATCGAGGGCACGCTGGGTAACGCTGCAGGGTGTACACCCAGCGTGCCGATTCTATAATCCCGAAGGAGATGAGAGATGTCTACCCACAGCACGATTGGATACGAGACTGAGGACGGTGGCTACGTTGGAGTGTACTGTCAGTTCGATGGCTATCCTAGCAATGTCTTTCCGGTGTTGAAGTCCACTCCACACGATCGGGTCGTGAGAGAAGTCGAGCGAGCCTTGGTCGAGGGCGGTCTTCGCGCCATCGACTTCGGCGCGTGGGAGACCTATGGTGACGCCCACGGCGACAGGTCCAAGCGAGAAGAGTGGATCCATCAATCCTGGCCCTGTCACGAGAATGAGTACAACTATCGCGTCAGGCTCGATGGTACAGTCGAGTGCTTCGATTCTGAGGGATTCGTCATCCTTGACGAAAAGAAGTGACAAAGCAAGCAGCCTCCTTCCCACTGATGCATTAGTTGATTACTAGATCTACGACTTGGAGGCAAAGATGAACATCGACTGGCGACGCATCGAGGACCGGTTCGAAGAGATCGACCACGCAACTTACGGACTGGCTGAGCTCCTCTTGTTCAGTGGTGTGGGATCGATCCTCGCCCTGGGTCTCTACTGTGTCCTCGCGGCATCCACCTACGGCTACATCCAACTCTTCAGTCTCATCAACGGGAGCGTCTGATGCGCGATTCATTCCTCGATGACCCGAACCTCTTCCGGAACGTGAGCATCATCATCCTCGCGATTCCCGTGATCGGTCTCGCACTACTGTCGGCCTGCTCTCACCCCAGCACGCCCGAGGAGAAGGCCGCTGCGGAGGAAAGGGTGGTCAGCTGGCTCAAGGAGGACCTGGTCGTCCTGGTCCCCCGACCCGGCGTGGAGTGCTACGTCCTCAGGAGTCGGCGGTCTGATGTGTCCGACGCAATGTCTTGTGTCGTCCTCCCCAAGGATTCCAACTGA